ACCCTGTGATCCAGTTATACCTTGAGCACCAGTTATACCCTGTGATCCAGTAGTACCTTGAGTGCCTGTTGTACCTTGAGTGCCTACAGTACCTTGTGTACCAGTTGTGCCTTGTGTACCTGTTGTACCCTGAGTGCCTTGTGTACCAGTTGTGCCTTGAGTACCAGTTGTACCTTGTGATCCAGTTGTGCCTTGAGTTCCAGTTGTACCCTGTGTGCCTGTGCTACCCTGTGAACCTAATATACCTTGTGTGCCTTGAGCGCCAGTTGTGCCTTGTGATCCAATTGTACCTTGAGTGCCTGTTGTTCCTTGTGATCCAATTGTACCTTGTGATCCAATTGTACCTTGAGCACCAGTAGTACCTTGAGCGCCTGTCGTGCCTTGTGATCCAATTGTACCTTGAGCACCAGTAGTACCTTGTGAACCTGTAGTGCCTTGTGAACCTGTTGTACCTTGAGCGCCTGTTGTACCCTGAGTACCAGTTGTACCCTGTGATCCAGTTATACCTTGATTGCCTGTAGCACCTTGTGAACCAGTTGTGCCTTGAGCACCTGTTATACCTTGTGATCCGGTAGCACCTTGAGTACCAGTTGTTCCCTGAGTACCAGTAGTACCTTGTGATCCAATAGTACCTTGTGAACCTGTAGTGCCTTGTGAACCTGTTGTACCCTGAGATCCAGTTGTACCTTGTGAACCTGTAGTGCCTTGTGAACCTGTTGTACCCTGAGTACCTGTTATACCTTGTGAACCAGTTGTACCCTGAGCGCCAGTTGTGCCTTGAGTGCCTGTTGTACCCTGAGATCCAGTTGTACCTTGTGATCCAGTTGTTCCTTGAGCACCTGTCGTACCCTGAGCGCCAGTTGTACCTTGAGCACCAGTTGTACCTTGAGATCCAGTTGTGCCTTGTGATCCAATTGTACCTTGAGTACCAGTAGTACCCTGAGCACCTGTTATACCTTGTGATCCAGTTGTTCCTTGAGTACCCTGAGTGCCTGTTGTGCCTTGAGCGCCTGTTGTGCCTTGTGATCCAGTTGTACCTTGAGCACCAATTGTGCCTTGAGTACCTTGAGCGCCTGTCGTGCCTTGTGATCCAATTGTACCTTGAGCACCAGTTGTACCTTGAGCACCAATTGTGCCTTGGGTGCCTTGAGCGCCTGTTGTACCCTGAGCGCCAGTTGTTCCTTGAGCACCAGTTGTACCTTGAGCACCTTGAATTCCTTGAGCGCCAGTTGTACCTTGAGTACCTGTTGTACCTTGTGATCCAATTGTACCTTGAGAACCTTGTAAACCATCAGTGCCTTGGGCACCTTGTATGCCTGTGGCGCCTTGAGCACCTTGAGAACCTTGTAAACCATCAGTGCCTTGGGCACCTTGTATGCCTGTGGCGCCTTGAGCACCTTGAGAACCTTGTAAACCATCAGTTCCCTGTGCACCTTGTATGCCTGTGGCGCCTTGAGCACCTGTAATACCCTGAGCACCTATAGATCCTTGAAGACCTTGTGCGCCTAAAATTCCTTGAAGACCTTGAGCACCAGTAGTACCCTGAGTGCCTTGTGTTCCCTGTGTGCCTTGACTGCCCTGTGCGCCTATATTACCTTGAATGCCTTGTAGACCTTGAGCACCAGTAGTACCCTGAGTGCCTTGTGTTCCCTGTGAACCAGTAATGCCTTGTAGACCTTGTGTACCTGTTGTACCTTGAGAACCTTGAACACCTATAGTTCCTTGAAGACCTTGTATACCCTGAATGCCCTGAGCACCTTGCGGTCCTTGAATGCCCTGTGCACCTTGAACACCTTGAATACCCTGAGGCCCTTGAGGTCCTTGAGGTCCCTGAGATCCTTGTGCGCCGAGAGCATCGTATGCATCGCTTAAGCGCCAGATAAGACCGTCACTATGATATCGGTTGCCGTCATCAAGTTGTACTTGTCGACCTTTATAGTCTACAGGATTTAATGCTGCTAGATCACCACTAGTAATAACAAACAAACCATCATCAACTAATTGTTTGTTTGATAGAAATTTATTCGACATTATATGATACCTACACCCACATGCTCTGCCGAAGCTTGTTCATTAGCTGAAGCCCAAACATCACATGCTCCCGAAACGCTAGATTTTACCTGGATCGAATCGCCGTTTGCGGTTGCAAGATTTCTTTTGATTAGGGATCTTCCTTGTAACGGAATAGCTACACTCTCGCCTGCAGGAATAAGAGTTGCGCCCAATGCATCATTTACAACTGAAGCTGTATTTCCTTCTGCGATAAAACGAACTTCAATTATGCAAGAACCACCAGTTTTGTTTTTGACTATAAGTGGTGTTAGAAAGAATATTTCACCTGCTGCAATACCTCGAGAAGGATAAGAGGGATCTCTAGCATCAGGATATTGTGACTCTGAGGGATCGGGAACAGAAAAGTCTGGTGCTTCTGCGATTGTAACAAATGTATTAGGAACACTCTCGTAACGAATGTTTACAGGTTTACCTGTTGATGGTTGGCGACATGTAATTCTTGCCATTAAAATCCTCCAAATGTAATAGCTGCGCGAGTAGCTTCACGTTTTGTAGGTGCAATAAATCCGCGACCTCCCATACCAAATCTTGCGTCAATTGTGACATCACCAGCAAAGATAGCATTACCATCACTATCTTGTCCTGTAGCAATGACAAGAGCGCCATCTTGTTCTAAAATACTGTCTCTGATTGGCAATCTTGACTGTGCTGGTGGAATTTTAATTTGCCAAACACCAATCATGTTAGCTGTCCAAGTATGACCAATAGCCTCAATTCTACTTGGTTCAGTGCGTGTTTGTGGACTATCGATTGTGCTTTTTACCGCAATAGTGGCATTATTTACCATAGTCTGTGATGTGGCGTCTACACCAGTAAGAGCGTTAATTTGGTCTCTTATGTAATCATAACAAAACTTAAATTGTGTTTTCTTGTCGCTCGACAATACAGGATTACCAACAGCGTCAAACAATACCAATTGGAAACGTTCAATCATATCTGAACCACCACCACGCAACATTTCTTCAAGTGCTTTAATCCAAACACTACCATCATATCGAGTGTATTCTTGATCATATGCGTCCCAAGCAGATATAGTACCTGTTGCTGTTAATGCTGTCCACATATTATTAATGATTGTAGTAGAGGCTGCCGCAACAGCGTTTGCAGCAGTTGTGTTTGGTGTCATTGTTCCTGATATTGCATAAGGAACGCCGATGTTGCGTGAACCTGATGCAACTAGCGAATAGTCACCAAACTGCGTAGAACAAGAACTGAGAATGATTTGACCACCGCTCATTGCTAAGAAGTGTTTGTGGGCCCACATAGAGATGGCGTTAACGGCGTTGATTAGACCGCCATTCTTTGCACAGTAGCCAATGCCATTATACGTTACAGGTGTTGCGCCCCATGTCATGATGTTTGGAAAGATCGAATATTGAGAACAAACAAGACCGTCTGCTATAACAACGCCAGGTCCTCTTGGATATTGTGGATTTCCATTTAGAGGATCTAGTTTACCTCCAACAACGCTTACAGGTTGCGAACATCTTACAGCACACTTATGAGCGTACGGTACGCGCGTGATGACTGCACCAGGTCTAAAACTGAATGCGAAACCTTCTGTAGGATCTGTCAAACTGTTTAATCGGAAATTCTCAATGATAAATCCTTCAACAAAACATCCCGATCCCATACGAAATACGTTGCGCTCTTCAAAGTTAGGAACAGGACGAATGAATACTGAACGATGGGTAGCTTGTACAATACAACCATCAGGTAAATCTAACCAACCTTGTGTGTAATAAACACCAGGTGATACTTTGATAAGAACAATATCGTTTCTTGCAGTTGCAACTGCAAGAGCTTTTTCTAGCGATGCAAAAGGAGAATATTCGCTTGTGCCGTCATTTGCAGTATCGCTACCTGTTGTAGAAACAAATAATGTCCTCGAAAGTGATGGAAGAGCACCAGGTAAACCAACATCACCAACATTTGTCCACATACCTGCACGACGAATCTGAAGAAAATCTGTTTCTTCATTATAGATAACAAGACCATCAGGAGGATTAGGAATAGCATCTCGCTCTGTTGTAGTCATTCGAGGGAACAATAGACCCTTGTCTCTTGCCCATAAGTCTAGAACGGCAGCTTGGCTCGGTTGCTGTATAGGAATTTGTCCTCGTGCACCCATAGCTGTAGAGCCTTGAGGTGTAATAGAGAACATAGAATTTGAATTGATTTTGAAATCGACTAGTTTAGTGTTTGCGGCATAAGAGATAGCATTGACATTCATGCCAATGCCAACAAACACATTCGATGTATTAGCCCAAGTCGCTCTTAAATTTGAAATAGGTGTTGGCATTAACCCTCTACCACGTAATACTTAAATTGATAATCTTGTGACAGAAGTCCTGTAAAATGCTCTTCAAGAGCTACAATATTTCCATCACCATCATATATAGCATCCGCCAGAGCCTGTTCCCATTCGTCAGGCTCATATCTCAAATCATAATCAAGAGTAATGTTAAATTCTGTAAGAGTGAGAGTTGTTCCAGTCTCATTACCTACAATTGTCATACCAGCTTGAAAATTTCCATATATATCATAGATTACAATTAGTCCGGTATCTGGATAGTAGTTCTTAACTCTTGCTTGGTTATTACCTGAATACACAAGCTCGTTCAGCTGCCATGTCATTTACCACCACCAGCTCTACCACCATAAACAACAACATCCATAGAGTGTCCTTTTGGATTAGTAGGACCGGTAGGATGTATAACAACGCAATCTTGTTTATCAGGAGCTGCAATGTCACCCATCGCACAAATCACAAGTTTACCTTGAATGTAAACATTCTTAGCGCCGTACACAGCTTGCAATTGACCTCCATCGCAGTGTGTATCATAATCACCTTCAACTGCCCACAATATACCATTCACTTTGACAGTGCTTTGTCCTGTAACGATTGTTGTAGCCTCACAAAATCTCTTATCGCCGTGACGATGGGCTCCTGGCATTTTATTCCTATGCTACTTTCTTTGGTCTTCCTCTGCCGCGCTTTACAGGATGCTCATCTGGCTTCTGTATGTCTTCGATTGCAAAGACACTAATACCTGTTGAACCTAATCCTCCGGCACGATCTGTTTTTTGAATTGGAGCATCGAAGATTTCCCAAAGAATATATTCCTCTGATTTAATCATTTCCGCTTGTGCAATCCTATCTCCATTATTTATCGTCTGATCTACACTGGAATTATTTGCAAGCAAAACAAAAGTTTCTTGGACATAATCCGAATCGATTACGGCTTCTAGGTTTGCTAAAACAAGACCTTGCTTAAGTGATAGCCCAGACCTAGGATGAATTCGCACCGAATATCCTTCTGGAATATCAAAGATCAATCCAGTAGGCACTAGAATACGATCACCAGGCATGATCTTAATTGAGCCATTAGAAAGTTGCCTCGTTAATGGCGCATTGTACATATTGTATCCAGTATACTCAGTCTTGCCCGTAGATTGAAACGATAGATCGAAACAAGCTGCTTGTTTTGTTGCAAACTTAGGAAGATTGACGTTGGGATCTGTCTTAAAAATTCTCAAACGATTCATTATATAGCTCCATGTTAAGTTTTACGTTTGCCAATATTGTATTTTGTTACCAGATTCCATTCCGTCTTTTCACGGTGTGATATGATTTTGATTTGTGAAAGGGGAGCGACAGGAGTCTGGCTTTTAGCAGGATCAACAAGAATAGCCAATCTCCATTCTGATAGGAGATTGGCTATTGTATTCACACGACCACGATCCTCATCTGAGAAATCGGAACTCTTATTGTCCAATAAGAATAGTTGTTTGAAGTGGATAATATAGTACTTGCCCTGCTTATGCAGAATGTGGCAAGATTGATATAAAGTCTTTTCTTTTTTAGATGCAACACCAATACGAGAAAGTGTTTCCTTAACTTTTAGGAAGTCATCAGGCTCAGCCAGTCTCACCTCTATTAAATCTTCTAAGTTTAGCATTAGGACCACCTTTGTTCAAAGTCTTTTTAATTTCTTCAAGTTGGTCATTTGTAAGCACTGTTAGAACGTCCTTTGCCTTTTCATTGGAATAATTGTAAGCTTCCTTAATGACTTCAAGATTGTCATCATCTTGTCTTTTTTGCCATTTCTGAAAAGGTCTTTTATATGACCTTACAGTATTTAGCAAATAGTGGTACTGAAGAAGTCCATCTGTGGATGGTAACATATTCATCTGATTGGCCTGCATTACCATGTCCAGATGAAACGAGATGGATCTGTTAACCACATAGGGCACATATTCCTTCTCGTTTTCACTGGTAATGACTTTCTTTTTGGTATGCTGGATGCTAGGGATAACGTCTTTAAAAAGATCCGTCATTGATATTCACAATCTACCATAAGTTCTGTCAAACAAGCAACAAGATTGATTTCTTGATCTGCAACAAATGCTGATTGATACCCATATTTGGCAATGATCAAAACAGCTTGTGGTACGCTTTCGGGCTTGAAATATTCCACAAGAGAGTCATAAATCTTGCGATACACACGGGCAGGTTCAATGTCAGAATTGGTAACACACCACTTTCGCATTTCTGAAAAGTTTTTTTCTTTCAGAAACTTAACCAGATCGGCAATCTTTCGAACATCCGAGAGTTGTGCAACAATGCCTGCATCCAAAGTGCCAGAAGAACTAAACCGCTGTAGCTCATTAAGAGTACGGCGATAGTCAGGGAAGTACTTCTCGACAATCTTTGCCACAACCGCTTTATCATTGTTAATTCCTTCTGAACCTAAAATGATGAGAAGACGTTTAAACAACTGAGATGCCATCTCTTGCTTCTCATCATTCTTCAAACCAAAATCAATAACTGAACAACGTGAATGAATCGCGTCAATCAGCTTTGACTTAAAGTTACAAGTCAGAATGAATGTGCAATTACCTGCAAACTCTTCGATAGCACCACGCATAGCTGCTTGGGCTTCAGGAGTTAGATAGTCGGCTTCGTCTAAGATGATAACTTTCTTGCCACCCGTCAACGATACTGAAGATGCATAGTTGCGGATTGTTGTTCTCAGCATATCAATACCTCTGTTTTCAGAGGCGTTGATATACAAATGATTGATACCAATCTCATCACACATGGCTTTGGCAACTGTAGTCTTACCTACACCTGCAGTACCAGTCAGCATGAGATTAGGAATTTCTTTCTTATCCACATACTCCTGAAACGGCTTTTTCAGCCGCTCAGGAAGGATGCAGTCTCTTACGGTCTTTGGTCTATACTTTTCGACCCAGAGAAAAGATTCGCTCATCAATAAGTCCTTCTAACGTTGTAGCGAGATTTTAGCAGAATAGCACACGTTTCGTCAAGTGTCATAAAGTCTATTCTAAGATTTTTCATTCTAGGCATCATTCTTATAGGCATAAATTTAGCGTAGATATGTTTAGGAATAACACCATCAAATCTAGCTTTGGTTGCTGCCGGATGTTTCTCGTCATCTCTTGATACATCATGAAGTTCTTTCATGAATCTATATACACGTTGACGTATCGAATACTCTGTAGCGCCCACATACAGACACGAGGTTTGTGTCTTGGTCTTTTCATAGAGAACGTATAGACCACCACCATTCACACCTGGAATGTCAGCTTTTCGAAAAAAGGTGCCTTCGCTATGAAGTGACATACCTAAACCTTCGTTTGGTAATTCATATGAAATCACTTTATAGAAAGGCAACCCTATTCCGATAGTGACGATCTTTCTGGCATAGTCCCAGTTGTCCACATAAGTGTCACCATAAAGATCGACGGCCATTTTACTTCATAACTCCGTCATACATTTCTTCAAAGTTACGATTTTCGTCCTGCTCTTGAGCGTAATTGCTCTTGAAGTAAACCCGTGCCATACGACGAAGCATCTTCTTGTCAATGCCAAGCTGATCTTCCATTCGAGCAAGAGTGTCCTTCTGCAAGTCTCTTTCAGCAGCAATTCGCGTCATACTATCATTCATTTCAAGAACAGCATCCTTAACGCGCTTCTTGTCCGCTTCAGAAAGACCGTTGATCGAAACGAATACTTTTTGATTGTGTCCCATGCCAGCCATTACTTAGTCTCCACTGCAATCCAATACTTGATCTTCTTGTTCTTCGCCGCAAACTTCGCGAAGCCGTTCAACATAACTTCAACGTCATAATCATCCGCAATCATTTTGAGATTTTCAAACTTGAACGTAACAGAACAATCTTCACCTGTATGATCGGCAAGCTTGATAGATGCAGAGTTAGAAGTGTCGTTTGCCTTCTCATGCGCGAGAAGACGAAGTTCACCATTCTTACCAACAATAGAAATGTTAGGAAATCCGTTTGTTGCAGCAAGACGACGGATACGCTGCCAAACAGAATCGGTCAGAGTGAAGCGAAGATCAACCTGCTTCATCGTCAGTTCCTTATCGGGAGGGGAAGTGATGAGACCAATCGCACTTGAGTAATAGTGCAGACCGACAGTACCATCAGTCATGGTTAGAGACTTGTCACCAAAATCGATATCAGGATTATCGAAAGAGGTTACGTTTCCAAGAAACTGTGGCAAATCATAGATGCCAAACTGAATAGGAATGTTGTCTTCAAGTTCAGCTTCACATAGAATAGACTTGTCCATGTTGATGGTCTTCTGAACATTACCTGTTCGAAGAACGAGTCCAGAATTGATTTCTGAAAAGTTCTTGAGGACCTTTAGAGTGTTTTCGCTAATCTTCATAATATATTCTCCAGTTAGATTTAGTTTAGGCTGCTAGTATAGCAGACTTTTGTGGGCCTGTAAAGACTTTTAGCAGGTGACTGATATCAGCTTCAAGCATGGAAATGTTTCCGTTGTTATCAAGATGATAATCCATAATCGATCCTGCCCATGCCCATTCAGAGTAGTGGATCTTATACTGATCTACCATTGCATCTTCGGCAGCTAACTTTCGAGAAATCTGTTCGTGAGTTTCAGCTTTCCTGTTAGCAATGACAGCAGTATCGTACCAAATAGGATCAGGACCACGCTGAACACGAACAGCGAAACCTCCCTTTGATCTCATCCAATCAATTTCATTTGGGAATCGAACATCAGCAATTACTACGTTCTTATACATTTCGGCTTTACGCTCTAATGCATGTACCCAAACGTCTTGATGAAAAACATTGCGACCAGCTTCTGTTCCCATCAATTGAAGAGCTAGACGAGGTGAAAAATCAAACTCAAACTTCTTTGACCACCATTCATCTTTTGTTTCACGAAATTCCCTACTTTCTAAAGTGTCACCTTCAAGAAGGGCTCGCGGCCATCCGAAGATAGCCGCAGTTGCATCCTTAACAGCATCAGCAAATGAAAGCTTAACAAAGCCGTGCTTCTCGACCAAAATATCAGCAACAGTGCCTTTACCTGATCCAATAAATCCTACAACACCAATTATCATTATAGATTTCCTGTATATTGAGCGATTGCTTGCATGTTACCAGTGAAGGCATAAGTGCCAACATGTTGCGTCTTCATCCATGGACACAGCCAAATTTGCACATCGATCTTTCGAAGATACTGACAGAACATGTAATCCTCAGAAAGATACCTATGTGACGCATTCTTTTCTGTGTTCATAAATTCTTGTGCCTTCTTCTTGATGTTATCACCCTGTGCAGCAATCTTTACGAGATGGTATAGATCGTCATAAGTATAACCATTGTCAATCACAGTATCAAAATATGCGTGAATGTAGCGAGAACCATCAAAGTTGGCCTGACCAACATGATCTGGCTTGTAGTTCTGCTTCGGATATGCGTTCTTAAACTTTTCGAATACTTCACGTTTGACCATCATGAAGCCAGTTCCAATTTCCATAACCTCAAGAGGTTCGCGAACGTTGAACTGTGTTGTACCTGGCACGGGATTGAAAACATAATCGCCAACAAGATTGTCCAATTCATTTACTGGTGTTGTTGGATCTTTAACAAGAGCCGCAGCAATGTTTTTCCAATTGATTGACTTCTTAGGATAAGGTGCACCAATAACGTCTTTGTCCAAAGCAATAAGGGCTAGAACATCTTGAGGATCAAAATGAATATCAGAATCGATGAAGAGAAGATGTGAGCTATCTGAGCGCAAGAATTCGTCTACCAAATAGTTTCTTGCGCGGGTAATTAGTGATTCATTGAAGAGGAAAGAGAATCGAACTTCAATGCCATATTGAAGACAGATGCTTTGAAGATCAAGGCATGCCTTCATATAAAGTCCATTGTTCTGTCCACCATACATAGGTGTTGCTATGAACAGTTTGGTCTTTCTTAGGTCTTCAACTTTGATTGATAATTCCATTAGTGAACTCCATAATAAAAAGGGATGCTACAGTAGTATATAGCATCCCTTTTTGAATTGCTAGAAAAAATTACGAGGCAATACGATAAAACATCTTGCGAGTACCGTTAACATTACGGTAGTTGCTATAGATGGTCTTACCTTCAACATTGCGAAGATCCCAAACGCGCTTATATACGGCGTCCTTAGACAAGCCGGAAAGCTGTGCAAGGCGACCAGCAGTGATGCCAGTACCCTTGTTATTCTTACGCAGAACCTTAGCAACACGGGAAAGATGAGACATTAAATAACTCCATTATAATTTTAGGTTACGAGTCTTCAAAAGGACGGACAGTGAATGACTCAAGCCCACTGTCCGTATTCTTGTTACATGGAAATTTCGCCATCATTAGTAGCGGCAGCTTCCGTCTTGACTTCCGGCTTCGGCTGGAGAGTTTCGTCCAGCTTCATGTAGAGGTCGAAGAAGCCGTTCTTGGTATCCACATCAAAGCGGTTCAGACAAAGCTTGATTGCCTTCTCACGATCCTGACCGAAGATTGAGAACGCTTCGCAGATGTGGACAAGACGGCGAGTAGAGATGATATCAGACACGGCACCATCGTAGAATGCCTTGCGGATCATATCAGCCCAATTGACTAGCTTTTCTGCAAAGTCATTGTCATCACAACCGGAAGCCTGCAGAATATTCTTCACGATCTTGAGTTCGGTCTTGAGCGGCGGGTATTCCTGCTCGAAAGTGATAGAGAAACGCTCAAGGAAAGCTTCGTTCATCACGTTGGTGCCGATGAAGCGACCGTCGTCAGAACCCTTACCCTTGGTATTGGCAGTAGCCAGAATGTTGAAGCCCTTAGCAGGCGTTACCACACGATTGATCTTCTTAAGATAGATCGGCTTGCCTTCAAGAATGGGCTGAAGGCACATGAGCTTGGCATCACCGAGATCCACTTCGTCCAGAAGCAGGATGGCACCACGTTCCATAGCCACGATAACCGGACCATTCTGCCAGACAGTCTTACCATCGATAAGACGGAAACCACCAATCAGGTCATCTTCGTCCGTTTCTTTGGTGATGTTGGCACGAACCAGTTCACGCTTTTCTTGGGCGCAAATCTGCTCAATCATCATGGTCTTACCGTTACCAGACAGACCGGTCACATAAGTCGGATAGAACTTACCAGACTTGATGATCATGCGGACATCGGCAAAGTGGCCGAAAGGAACATAACCAGAAGCCTTAGCGGGAACCAGTGACACAGTATCAGCGACACTGGTGTGCAGAGCAGCAATTGCCATGTCATGCTGATTTGACACTTCGATGGCAGTGTTAGAAGCAACCGGAACTTCCGAAGCAATATCGGAAGCCTTAATTGCCTTAGCTGCCTTCACGGGCTTAGTGGAACCACTGTCATCAAGGGAATACACTCCGCGCGAGACATGTCGCGCCTTGTCCTTGATGAACCAAACCGGATAATCAATTCCGTACTTACGTTCAATGAGGATAACTTCCTGACGGGTGATGGTCGCGATATCACCGAATTCCTTCTTAACAGCGTTAAAGAAGGCAGACTTGTCGAGAGGGCGCTTAGCCATTTAGAACTTCCTTGTGTGTGTTTCGATTATGTGTATATTATAGACTAGGTAAAGGTGTTTGTCAAGCGGCAATTCGCTTGACAAACCGTGAGAGTAGAACACGGGAAACCGTCTTCTTTTCGGAAAACTTGATGAATTCCTTTGCAGCCTTGTTACGGGTCATGTTGGAATCTACAACCAGTTCCTTGTTAGTGGAAACATTGAACATCTTAGGGTTGAGAATATAGTATTCATCATAACCTGCAGTGTCAACTGGAAAAAATCCATCATTTGTCCAAGACTTCTTGGCATCAGTCAGGCGCTTGTCATAAACGCCAAACTTATATTGATCCCAAACACGCTGGAATCCATCACCGTTGATAAAGAAGCCAATAAGATTACAGTTGGTACGATCCTTCAGAACCTTAAGAAGCAGAGAAGTCATGCGACGGTCGCCAAGGCTGTACCGAATGTCGTAAGATTTCTTGGTAAGATCATCCTGAAGAATGTACTTGGTCTTACCAGACCAACCATAACCGTACTGATTTTTTCCATGGAAACCATAGATAGGATCGGATTCGCCATCAGTCAGGAAGATGGTATTGACAACCTGAACTTTAGACTGATTATGGAACTTATTTACAACCAGATCTGCCAGAGCAATACACTCATTGAGTGGAGTGGACGACATTCCATCACAGGGCATATGACCACCACAACCCATGAGCCAAAGATGGTACATTGCATCATTGAGTTCCTGGATCTTCATTCGAGATGAAAGAATGTTACGGATCATGACAGGATCCATAGAAATTTCATCTTGATTTTGAGAGAAGAACTGGGTATCCGGAAGAAGAGTGCCTCCATCATCCTTGTAATCAGTGTACAGAACACTACGGAACGAATAAACCTCAAAAGGAATCTGTACCCGCTTGCAAAACATTGCCAGTGAGAAAAGCTGCTTTAGCGTTTTCTTCAGGTTGGATTGCATTGAACCAGACCAATCAACAAACATAACGAATCCGTGATTTTTGCCAGTCGCAACGGAAGTGACACGACGGAAAAGGTCATCATTATACTTGTAGGTATGCAACTTATTCATATCGATTACACCGGTCTTCGAAACGCTGGTGCGGCTATATTCATCCGCAGACTTTCGCATTTCAAATTCCTTAACCATGAAAGAAATCGTGGCATTTTCATCTGCACGGAACTTCATGAGTTCCGCACGAACCGAATCTTGCCAAAACTTGTCTTGCCACATCTTAGGAAGATAAGACCGCTGTTCAGCTAGAACCTGCTTGTAGTCAACAACCATCTTGTTGATATCGACAGGACGAGGAAGCTTCAGGTAAATATACCGTTCGTCCGAATTCTTAATCAGATCATCCTGCGTCTTTTGCCAAGACTTTTCAGTTTCCGATTCCGGCAGGTTGTTATCATCACCGCTGCCGTTCTGAGAACCCATGTTTATAGGAGTATCAGAATATTCGTTTGAGCGGTCATCAGACTGGGTCTTACCAGACTTATTACCATCTTCATCATCATCATCCGATGCTTCACCAT